TGCTCTTTCAACGCTAGTTTTTTTCTTCTTATATCTCTATCTTCGTCTATATCTTCGTCGAATGAGAATTGATCTTCCATTAGGAAGTTAATTTCTTCTGCATCTAAATGAGGTTTAGTTTGCTTGTAGTACTCTTGCAACACTGTTTGGTTGTCTACTTCTGAGTAATCCTTGTTTAACTTAACATAGTCATTTAAGTCTCCACCAGTCTCTTCTATAAAATCAACTAGTTTTTGTACGTTTTCAGGAAGTGGAGTACCATCAGTAATAGATTCCTCTATAGCGGCATTAGCTACGTCAGCTACTTCCTCAGCCGTTATTTCTTCTAAGCCTCCGCTTTCTTGTACTTCCGCTTCCGGTTGTACTTCTTGTACTTCAACTTCAGCTGGTTTACTTAAATCAACCTTGATTGGCTCTTCACTTTCAACCTCAGGTTTCTTTTTCATTTTTGCCTTAACCTTGGTAACATCTCCCTTTGTCTCATTACCGTCTGGTTGTTTTTCTTTTTGTTCTTTTACTTTTAATGACCCAGTATCACTGTCCACTATTGGTTCTTCTTTTTCTGCCATGATATAATATAATAATAATTAATAATTTTACAAGCCAAACCCACCTAAGTTATTATCACCTGAAGACTCAAAGTTTTTAGCTGGCTTAGCGTTTTCCTTTTGATCTATCATTTCACTTTGTTGTGTTGCTTGCATCTTTGTTCTATCGTCCTTTCTACTCTCTGTTAGTAGTTGCCCTGCATTTTTTGTTTTAGCTTCTAATTGTTTCAACTGCATTGCGTATTGAAATTCTAATTTCATTAGCTTTTCCTTAATGCTAGATTCTTGGTTTAGTATTTGAGCTTTGCCAGCTGTTTTTACCTCTTCTAGTTTTAGTTGTGTTTTAACAATTGATTGTTGTTTATCTTCTTCTGCCTTTGCTTGAGCAGCGGCTACATCTTCTTGTGATTTACCTTGAGCCTTGGTTTGTTCTAGTTGGTTCTTTTGATCTTCTTCGCCTTTTTTCTTTCTTCTTAGTTTTAACAACTGATTAGATAGCTTAATGTTTTTAATAGCTCTTAAGTCAATAGCATCTTCAAGTTCTATGCTCTGCTGAGATAACGCTGTTTGAATATTATTTTCTAACATTGATCTCTCTTCTTCGTCTGGTTCTAACTCTAAAAATATACCAAAGTCATATAAATGTAGTTCTGACATCTCCTGAAGAGTAGCCACGTTGTGAGCGCCTATAGATTCTATAAAAGCATTTTTTGTGGGTGAGTACTCTATAATATCAGATATTCTAAGTGAGAGTTGCTCGGCAACGTCAGCGGTTAAAAACATACCAGCTTGCAATATGTGTCTTGTAGCTGTGTTAGAATTAGCTGCTGCCATTTTTTGAACGCCAACCAGAGATCTCTCTGCTGGAGTTGATCCGTCACTAGCTTCGTTAAGCCCAGTTACATCTCTTATCATTTGTAAATAGTAGTTGTAAGTGGTAATTAAACTTTGCATTTTCTGACCACCATTTCCGTTTGATATTTCTTGAATAGGAATTTTACCCGGGTTACCGTCTCCATCTTGAGTGTACGATCTACCAACAATAGAACCTGTTTGGAAGAACATGTTTAAAGCTTCTTGTGGATTGTAGTTTGTTCCGTTACCTAAATCAACCTCAGCTAAACCATCCACATCTAAGTAAACCCCATCTGGAGTTACCCTGGAAAGTACTTGTTGTATTTTTAAGTGTGTAAGCTGTATCATATCAGCAAAGCCAGTAACTCTATTTACTAGCGAGTCAATTCTACCTTCATACATTCTAGGCGCAGATATACTGTAGTTCATTTTTACCTTAGTATAATCGCTTTTGGATCTCATCATGTTTTTAGCACGCTCCCATTTCAACAACTTATTACTACCTAGCAAATAAACACCTTCGTATAGACACTCTAAAGATCTAGCTACTTTTTCGTATCTATCATCTTCGGGTGGATTAAAAGAATCATCTTTTTCAATAGCTTTGTCTGAACCCGTGTTTGTCTTCTTCATTTTATAAACCTCATTCATATAGGTTTTATAATTAAAATACAATACGTCAACTTTGTTTACATCCTTACCTTGCGTTCTGTCATGACCATGGTAATTACTTGAGCCCATACCGCTAGTCTTTACTATCTCCTCTAGATCTTCATGTTTTAAAAACGGAAACTGTTTCACCAATTCATTTATTGGTATGGACTTAACCTCGCCACAATAATATATATCATCAAAAGTAGGTGAATCTGTAAAAGAGTAAACTAAATTAGCTGGATCAACATAATCTATGGTAACACCCTCTGATGTGTTAAAAGATGTTTTAACAGCACCTATTCCTAAAATGGTTAAATCTTGATAAAACCTTCTTTTAGTTAAATCATATTGATTGCCACGCATCAACATGTTAATAGCTTGTTCCTCTGCTATCTCTATGTTTTGCTTGTAATCAAGCTGCATGTGCAGTGATAACTCATCCGCGTTAGCTGGTATTTCTTCAATTTTACTTTTCTTAGTGCTTATACCAAAATTAGTTTTAGCAAACTCCTCAAAATTCTTTAATTTTAAATCGTTTTCCAAGTCTTTCATATACTCGGTTCTTTTAGCAACACCAAATGGATCTTGAGAATAAGCTTTTATATCGTACATTCTCTCAGCAATACCATTGACAACTATATCAACAAACTTAGATATTATTGGAACAGGCGTCCAATCTAAATTAAGATAGGACAAATCACCGTTTATAGATAACTCATCCTTATATTTCTGTACAGATTGCTCTCCCCTAGCGTATAATCTTAGTTGGTGAAATTTAATTGTATTACCATGATACCTTCCATGAGATTCGCCAAACCATTCGTGCTGAATAGCTTTAGCTATCTTTAAACCATAATCATAGCTCATTTTTTCTACATCACTAACTACTTGACTAGGAAAATATCTATTTATAACTGATTCAGCCATCTTTATTTTTTAATTATTTTACTCATATTACCTCTTTGATTATATTTAGCGAAATTAATATTAACCGGTTGTTTTTCTATAGTTTGATTTGGGGCGTACAAATGCCTGTTGCAAGCCATGATGGCTAAACCAGAACTAATAGACGCATCAAACTTTGTTCTTCTATTTATGTCAAATCTACTCCAATCATTTAAAAGTTCATTAAAGTACAAATCACCGTATCCTCCTTCTTGCTGTAGACCTACATGGTTTTGGATATACATTTCAATTGCTGATGCATGTGCTTGCTTTATATCTTCACTTGAATTAGGTATACCGCCCACTTCTTTTTCTGCTACAGATAATTTGCTCCATATCTTATCAGGTCTATTCATACTAAACCCTCTGTAACCTCTTCGCCTTAAATAGTACAGGAGACGAGGTTTATTGTTTTCACAAAGTATTGGCATTCCATAAAATACTATAGCCATCAACATATCTTCAAAAAACATCTCAGCTGTTGGTGGTCTAGATAAGTATTCTAAAAAGAAACTGTTTGCCGGCGCTTGGTCCATGCTAAACTTAGTTAAACCGTGTAAAGCTCCTTTGGATCCTTTACCATCAACTGTTCCTGATATATCATATGAATCACATCCAAAAGCTCCAATGTGTTCGTTTGAAGGGTATTTAATACCGTTCTTAAGATAACTCCTGTTCTGCATGTTAACTGGTGGAACCCAACTTAACTTAAACCTACCTTTTTGATCTGGATAAAATATAACCTTTGAATCTTTGATACCATTTTCCCACTGAAAATTACCTTGAGTAACACCTAGTGTTCTAACCATCTCCTCGTTGTAATCTATCTGTTCGTATATCTTTACTAAATTAAAAATAGAGTTTTTAGACTCATCTCTAAACGCGTGTTCTGTTGTTCTTGGGAACTGACGGTAGAATTCATTTAATCCATCGTGGTCTGATTTTAGACCATCAACTTCATTCTGCCAGTTATCTATTACACCAACATCTATTAGTTCACCGTCTGGAGCGAATCTATCGACGTCAGGAGTAGTGAAAACTGGAACTCCGTACTCGTCAATAAATCCTTCATAGTTCCATTCCATTGGGATAAACAAAGAGTATAAACCAGACTTTGTCTGACCATTTCTATTTCTTGTTTTAACGTCTGAGGCATTGTATAATTTTTTAAAGTTTTCACCACCTTTATCTAAAGCATTTGAAGTACTACCCATCATGCACTTACCAATGATTCTTGATCCTAATCTTAAACAAGTTTTTGTAACTCTCCAGTTGTTTAGTATGTTTTCAGGTCTTTCCCATTTACCCGCTTCATCATGCACTAGCAGTGCTAGTTTTTCACCATCATAACTATTGTCACCTGTGTTCTTCCAGTCAATTGTTGTGTCAAGGCCTTCTAAGTCTTCTATCTTTTCGTTTGCTGTTATTTTTTTTCTAGTAAACCTAGTGGATGGCACTCTATAGGCTAGCTCTGTTTTTGGGCGATCCATACCATCTTGTATGGGTTTAAAAAAGAAAGGATAGTTTATACTAATGGGTACAATTTTATCAGTAAACATCTTCTTGGCATCTGCACCTGTTTTGGATAACACCCCAAATCTACTATCACCTGCAAGAGTGGCTAAATTAACTGTTTCAGCTGATGACATGAAGGAAAATCCAGATCTTCTATTTTTAAGGTAACACATACCGTAGCATCTCTTGTCTGCCTTACAAGCTTCCCAAAATATAAAGAACAATCTATTTGCTTCTCTAAAGTCTGGCGCTCCAACATCTATCTTACTCCATTGCAAATACATATAATGAGTTCCTGGCATCCAAGTCACCTTACCATTGTTTGTAAACCAAAAACCCTCTTCTCTTCTTCTAAACTCTTCGTCTATATAATCGTACCATTTTTCTTTTTGGTCGTCTGGATACGCACGCCAATCAAAGATGTTCTTTAAGCGCTCTAATTCTTTTGGTTGAGTAAATCTAACCCATTTGTTTTCCGGGCTGCTATACACGTCCTTAGGTGCTTTAGGTAGAGCGATGACTAGATCTTGTATTTGTATGATCTCTCCTATCTGACCGTTGCGCGATAGCACTATTAAATCTTGTTCTTTGTTGTAACCGTACTTCCACTTCTTCCCTTTGTTCATTCTGGAAATAGTAGTCTTTTTTATAGGCTCAACTGTCTTAACTAAACTTTGCTCGTACATTACTTAGATCTACCTTCAGCGAATCCTTTAAAAGCTTTTTCCTCTGTCTCTTCAGGTGCTTTACCCTCGAGCAGGTTCTCTTCTTCCTGAATTCTGTTAAGTATCTCAAATGCGTCAAATATAGCTAGTTTTTTAGATGCTGCGGCATTCTTAAGTTTGTCGGCTGTTAAATCATCTTCAGAATCGGTAACAATAGCTTCTTTAGCTACTTTTATCAACTCCTCCACCGCCTTGTGCCCAGCCTGGATTATACTCCTCTTCGTTTCCTTGATGTTCATATTTGATTGTAATAAAATTAGATTTAACTCGATATAGTCTTTCGCCATCAACGATAAACTCGTA